CTCGCCAGCCTCTACCCCGCCGACGTCGAGCGCGCGCTGCAACTGCTCAACAAACACATCTACCAGGCAGACCGCTACACCGGCATGCTCATCGTCCTGCAGCACGACGACGCCAAAGAGCCCGTCGTCATCTCCGCCGGCAGCTATCGGCACAAGCGCGCCCGCGCCCTGACCGACTTTGCGCGGGCGTCGGTGCAGATTTCGGATTTGATTGAGGCGGGGGTGTAGGGGGTTGGATGGGGCTCGCATCGCTGGCAGGGTTGGCGGCGGTGCGAGTAATCGCGCTATAGCCCTTCGTACTTGCCTTCCTCATCGACATAGAGAACGCTCGTGAGATACCAGCGCTCGCCAACGCGCTTTAGGTGGTATTCGTAATCGTCCGCCATGTTGAGCGACCCGACCGTTTTGGAATGGCACGTTCTAACCACGCATGTCTCTTCGTCGCCAACAGCGTCAATAATGACCTCACGAGCACTCACATGCGCCGAGCGACTTCCGAAAGAGACTGGCTGGCCCACGTGACCGGGAAGGCAGTATTTTCGAAGCAGCATAGCGTACGCGGCTTCCGCTGCTTGCATCCCAGACTCGGAGTGACTCGTGTGCACCTCGTTACAGTATTCGTTCCAGGCCTCGTAGTCCGAAATGAAGTTTCGGACAATTTCGCTCGGCTCAAAGCGGTCGACCGTCGTTACATCAAGGGTGAATTCCGGCGCAGCAGGCGCTTCGGACAATGACACCCGCTCTTGTCCCGCCTCAACTGCCGTTCCCCAGATCGCGATCGTTCCTTCGAAGCGCCCAGGATCAGTCGCTGCGACGCGTATTCTCGTGGGCACGACACTGCGCCCCTCGTACTCGGGTGTCGCTGTATAACGGGTTACGCGGCCCTCGCGCGCCAACTTCATGATTGTCACCGAGTCGAGCCGCGCCTTCAGTTCGGCAGCGAAAGCAGGGGCATACACAATGTTGGCCGGGATACGTTCGCCGCCAAATGCGGAAGGCAATAGCAGCAACTCGTGAAGCTCGCCTTTTCTGTGTAGGTGTTCTGCTTTTTCACGTGAATCAATATGGCTGTAGTCAGGCCCGGCTGCCCTCGCATTTCGTTTCTTGAACCAACCAAACATTTCGCTTCCCCCCTTTTTTGCACAGTTTAGCGTTGCGTTAGACGTCCACGCTACAACACCCGCAACTTTAGAGCGGGGCGCAAACGCAAGCCCCCTCGACCGCCCGTTCGCGCGCCTGCAAGTATCTCAATTTCTCCGCATCCCGCTCCGCCCCGGCGAAGAGATCGACAAGATCCGCCGCATCCTCTCCAGATAGCTCACATCGGCCGGTGGCTCCATCGCCCAGGCCGGCGCCGGGCTGATCTTCACCTGCGCCCGCACCGGTGTCGGCGTCGGGCTGGCAACGGGCGCGCACTGACATCCGTACAGTGCCAGCAGCAAGAGCGCGCTGCAGGCGCGTGTTTTCAGCGGTGGCACGTTGCATCTCCGAGAAATGGGTACGGTCGAGTGCGTCGAGCTGGTCGGTAAGCTGCCGGTGTTTGTCGATGGCAGCCTGCAGCGCCGTCACGACGGTATCGACGGCGGCCTGGCGCTCGATGGCGTGGTCGCGCTGCAGTTGCGCGATGGTCTTGTCGTAGCGGTTGGCCTGCCAGCCCCACGCCGCTGCTGCAGCTACCGCCGCCACTGCCACCAGGCGGATCATTGCGAAGTTCATTGGCTTTGCCTTGTCGGATGATGTGGGTGACCCACAGGCCCGCCATCGCCAGCGCGCAATGCAGTTGGACGGTGGCGATGTCGTGATTGGCGCCGAGCGCCGTGGAGGCGCTGCCCAGCGCGCACAGGGCGACTGCGCACAGCAGCAGCGCGCCGCGCAGCCCGTGCGGAATGGCCTGCGTGAGCGCAGACCACGCCGCGCCCGCGCAGATGGCCACGAGCGCCACGATGTCGATGGCGGTGAGCACGTCGTTTTGGCTGATCGTCATTCCTTGCGGCCTCCCATCCAGCGTTGGGCTGCCTGCTGCAGCCAGTCATGCACCAGGCGCCGCAGCGCCGGAAGCTCGCCGTATGCGTAACCGACGATGGTCAGCCCGAACACGCCGGCGATGAACTTGATGGCGTCGGACTCCAGCCCCGCCGGCACGTGCCACAAGCCGATCACGCCGTTGCCGAGGTAATGCGCGCAGGCAATGCCCAGCAGCAGCGCTGCCACGCGCTGCACGGGCGTGCCCGGAATGAACCGCAGCGACACCAGCGCACCGGCTGCGCTGGGCAGAATCGTGTCCACCACGCGCAACAGCGCACCCCAACCTGTTTGCTCTGCCATTCATGCTCCCAATGCTTGTTTGGCGACTGCCCAGCGCGCGCGGCGCGGCTCTGCGCCTTCCATGGCCGGGCCGTTGATGCGGCGCGTGATCTCGTCGAACTTGCCGGCGTCGGCCAGCTTGCCCAGCCCGAAGGCCCACCAGTACCAACCGGCGGAGAGCGCGGCGTATTCGTCGCGCTCCAGCAGCTCGGGGTGCGTAACGAGATCCAGATCGAGCGCGTGGCCGCACTCGCGGTAGTTGGCCAGGAAGGTGATTTGCTTGAGGCCGCGGCCCCGGTAGCGCCAGCCGTCGCCGCTGGCGGCGTCGCCATTGCCGTAGCGGTTGGCGTAGGCGATGTTGGCAATGCGCATCTGCCGCTCGAGCGGCACCGCGCGCTCACCGGGCGCGCGGCCCAGCGCGAAGGCCAACGCAGGCGTGATGCGCGAGAACATGGCGGGCAGCGCGGCCACGGCGTAATTGAAGGATTCCGTTACGCGCGTGAAGCCGCCGGACTCGTGCCCGATCTGCGCAATGAAGGCCGCTTGCTGCGCGGGCGTGGAGATGCCGAAGCGCTTGCAGGTGGCCTCGATGTGCGGCCACCAGCGATTGGCGAGCGCGGGCGGCAAGGCTGCAGCCTTGCTGAAGGTGTCTTTGTTCATGGCTTGGAAATGAAAAAAGCCCGCCGGGTGGCGGGCTGATTGGGATGCGGCCGCGGTTGCGAGCGCGTGTGTCGTGTTACTTGGGCGGTGCAGGAATCGCCAGGTTGTTCACCTTGGCCGCCTTCTTGGGCTTGGCGTGGCCGGCCTTGGCCTTGCCGCTGTTGCCGCCATTCAGGCTCACGTTCACCAGCCAGCTTTTGTTGGCGTAGATGTGCGTGACGGTGTCAGCCAGGTAGTCGCCGTCGGCCTGGGCTTTGAAGCCTTCCAGGCGCAGCGTCTTCTCGGCGCTGATATCGCCACGGCCCATCATCTCCAGCTCGCCTTCGGCGGTGCTGCGGTTCATGTGTTGCAGCTTGGCCTTGGCGGCGGCCTTGGCGGCCTGCGGGCTAGCGTGCACGTGCCGATCGGTGTGCGTGGCCTGCGCGGGCCCGCCGTCGGGCGCTTCCGGGTTGGGAATGTGCAGATCGACCTTGCGGCCGGTCTTGGCATCGTGCGCGCGGGTTCTGACACCGCCGACGCTGCTGCGGTCTGGAAACGTCAGGCGGTAGCGCATCAGGTCTTCCGGCCGCAGCACGATGGGCGCGAGCGGCTTGCCGTCTGCGGATTTGCCGCCGCCGCGCGGGGCAACGATCAGCCGCCCGCCCTTGACCGTTGCCGTGCCGCCGTACTGCTTTGCAAGCCGGGTGATGAAATGCAGATCGCTCTCGCCGAACTGGTCTGCGCGCTGCACCTGTGCCTCGATCGTGCAGGCGGGCTTCCACCCGTGCCGCGCGGCCACGCTTGCCACGATGGCCGTCAGCGTGGTGCCGGTGTAGCTGGCATTGCGCTGGGCCTTGGCGGTGGCGCGCATGTCGGCCGGCTTGCCGCGTATCACCACGGTGGCGGGCGGGCCGCTCAGTTCGATCTCGTCGACGGCGTAGGTGCCGCGCGTGGATAGGCCCTTGCCGGCCCAGCCGAACGAGATGCGCAGCTTGGCGCCCTTGGGCGGGAAGGCGATCTTGCCGTCGCGGTCATCAAGCCGGATCTCGCAGCGGTCGGATTCCATGCCGGGCCTGTCGGTGGTGCGGATCTCCAGCACGCGATCGCGCAGCAGCGCGGTGATGTCTTTGCCGTCTGCCAGGACTTCGAATTGGGCTTCCATGGGCTACGTCCAAAGCTGGATGGGCTCGTCACGCGCGGGCGTGAGGTCGGGCAGGAAGATCTCGACGCCGGCGGCGTACGGCTGCCGGCGCGCGGCCAAGCCGGGGTTGGCGTCGAGCACGGCTTCCACCGTGCCGGCCAGCGTGCCGTATGCGCGGTAGCAGAGCACGTCCAGCACGTCGCCGTCAGATGTTCTGATAGTCATCGCCATAGCGTCGGAACTCCAAATCGAAACCCTGTTTGCGCGGCGTGCCATCGGCCAGCAGCGCGTCTTGCTCTTCGCCCACGCGGTCGAGGAAGTAGCGGCCGAGCACGTCGCCCGAGCCGGTGGTCAGTTGCACGGGCTTGAGCGCGGCGCCAATGGCGCGCAGGCGATCAAGCTGCCCTGCCCCTGCGCCGCCGGCGGTGAAGATGGCGCCCGATACGGTGATGGTGTCGCCGCCTGCGCCCACGGCCTGCAGTGCTTCTTGCCGCTGGATGCGCTCTTGCGCGGCGATGTTGTAGCGGGTCTCGCGGCGCAGGCGGTCGTATGCAGCGGTGCTGAGGCCGAACTGGAACTGCTCGCCTTCATCGGTCGACAGCACGAGCAGGCGTTCGGTGGCGCCTGCGGCTTGGCCGGCGCCCAGGATCTTGTCGGGCCCAAGCGCGTAGCTGGGCACCAGACTGCGCACGTTGGAGGTGACGGCGGGCAGCACGGCATCGAGGCGGCGGCGTACGGTTGCCAGTGCGTCGCTGGTGGTTTGCGCGGCGCGCAGGACGGATGCGAAGCGCTCGCCCGCGGCGGTGCGCTGGATGCCGGCCAGCGCGGTATCCGTCAGGCCGAGCGCGCGCTGCGCTGCACCTCTGCCTGCAGCCGTTCGGCCTACGCCGCCAATGGCTTCAGCGGCAGCGGCAAGCGCGGTGCCGGCGCTGTTCAGGTCGCCCAAGGCCTGCGCCTCGCGGCGATGGGCGTTGGCTTCCCCTGTGCCGTCCGGCTTGTCCAGCAA